CACGTTTGGCACAATTGCCATTTGCGTTTCATTTGACATTATTTGTTTTTTAATTTCTCTAAAATAACTTGTTTTGTATAACTACATATTTTTTTATTTAATTTTTAACAAATGATTGGCGAGATTAAAACCATCGCCAATCAGGCTGTTATAAGTAACTTTACTCGAAACACCACACAAAACCATAATTGAATAAAATTATGCTTATTGCGTATTCTTGTTTCTTTTTACTTTTAAATGTACTAATAACAACAATTGTTGGTATTAAATAAAAAGCTCTTAACTTTTCTTTTTCAAATACTTTAAATTTCATAATTATTGTTTTAATAGTGGTTTAATTTTTTCTTCTTTAAACATTTCTAATAATTCTTTTATAGTAAATTCATCGGCTACTACTTTGTTTTGTTTTCTTAAAACATATTTTTTTACCGTTTTAAATTGTGGTGCTTTTTTGTAGTTTTTGTTTAGCCATTTAGCAAAGTCAAGTGTAAATTTATCTCTTGCTTCTTCTAATTCAAATAATTGTTTTCCGTTTAGTGTCATTTTTTTTTATTGTTTTTTATTTTTTTATTCCTTTAAAAATTGTTAGTAATTCTTTAGTAGAAAAATCTTTACGAAACAAAATACCTTTTATTTTTTGAAATTCAACTATCCAATTTACAAAAGACAAAGCATATTCATCTGTTATTTTTTCTAATTCATCAACTGTTTCTGTTTTTAAACCATCAAATGGTTCACATAATTTTTTCCTTAATTTTTCTTTTTCATCCATAATAAAAGCTACTTATAACATCGGTTTTGCTCTATTGCGGTTTTAGGCTTAACTGAATGTTTGGTTTGTATTTGTTAATTTTGTTTTTAAATCTAAAATTTTGGCTTACTTTTCCGCAACAAAGCAAAGCCGAGAACCGTTACCAGCAATGCCTAAAAGAGCCGTAGTTGAGATTTGAAGTCATTAAAACGCTTTTCTTGTTTATCATAATATTCTTGGTCTATTTCAAATCCTACAAAGTTGAACCCGCCTTTATACGCTGCAATCCTACTGCTTCCACTTCCTAAATGTGTGTCTAAAATCAAATCGCCTTCTTTTGCATAGTTTTGTAAAAGCCAATCGTATAATTGAATAGGTTTTTGAGTTGGATGCAATCTTTTAGGGTCTGTATTGTTTATTTTTATTAGTTGTGGTAATTTATCTTCCGAATACCAAGCATATTCTATTTGCGACATTGTAGGTATGTAAACCATTTTATCCCAAGTTATTAAACCTCTACACCCTTTTTTCCATAAATAAGGAAAGTAATTTCCTCCCCAAATAATTTGTTTTTTAGATACCCTAAACAATTCGTCAAAGTATTCATTTGTTGGTATTTCATTATCCCAATCGTGGTCTTTAAACTTTACTTGTGAATTTCTATCACATCCACCTTTTGTAGTTTTATCCCCTAAACCATAAGGTGGGTCAACTATTGCTAAGCCAAAGTAATTATCAGGAAAGCGTTTCATTCCTTGAACACAATCCTCAAAATTCACAAATGACAAAGGCACTGCTGGTAACACGTGTTTGGAGCAATGCGGGGTTTGGTCTTTAATTTTAATATCTTGCATCTTTGTTATGTTTTGTTATTAATCGAAAAATGGTGCATTTTTATCCCGCACTGCACCAAGCACGGGAACGTTAAACCAATTCCCACGCCTTTACCTCTATTTGTTTAAACTCTTTATCTAACTTTAACTGCAAGTCTAAACAAGCTTCAATAATTATTTTATTCTTAATAGGTATTTCAGTTCTAAAATAGTACTCTATTGTAGAGGGTTTAACGTGCAATTTATTTGCCATATTATCGACAAATGACTTCCTGTCTATTAGTTGTTGTAGTTTTTGTATCATAATTTTAAGGTTATACGTTTAAATTAATTTTTTATTTTAAGGCTATAGCTTTATAATTCGAAATGATTATAAACATAGTCTAATAATGCTTCATCTGATTTTAATGCAGCTTCTTTTAATTTTTCTTTTAATTTTTCTTTTTTAAAATTTATTATTTCTGATATAATAATAAACCATAACAAGATAATTGAAGGTATTAAAACCAAACAAAAAAGAATTATTGTAATTGTATTCATAATTATTTATTTTTCACAAATATACAAACTATTATAATACAAATAACATACAAACGTTATTTAGAATAAATATAAATTAACATCATTGTGTTGTTTATCTAAAAAAAGATATTATATTTGTACCATAATAATTAAACAAATAGAAATTATGGCAAATTTAAAATTACATTTAGCAGGAAATACACAAACAAAAAATGGAAAAGCATTACCAATATGCGGTAAAGTATCAACAGCAATAGAATATGATACATTATTAAAAGTTGATTTTGAAAAAGAAAAAACAGAACATAGATGTAAAAATTGTAATAACATACTTTTAAATAAGTAAAAATAAAAATCCCACAGTATTCGTACAGGGTTGACAAGCTGGAAAGACAGCTATTTTTTAACTTTAAATAACAAATTATGAAAACAATTATCTTTTTATCAGTTGCAACTATCGGAATGAGTACCGATAATTTTTTAGTAATGACAGGTGCATTATTAATTTGTGGAATATTAATCTTTAAAAAACAATAAAATGAAAACACTTTGGAAAAAATTAAGCAAGGAAAACAGACAAAAAATCAAATCAAGTCCTTATAAGTATTTAGCAACTAAATTGCAACACGAGTTAAAAATGGAAGTAGCTTGGACTAACTTACGATTTGAAAGCATTATATTCTTAATGCAAAACACAACAGGAGAAAAAACACTAATTGAAAACGTTGATAAATTATTTGATAATGAATAAGTACATAGTATATTACTGGCGGTTTAAAAATGACGATTGCGTAGACTGCGAAAAGATAATCGAAGCATTGAATTTCGATGCAGCGTATAACCATTTTAGAAGTAACAACCCATTTGTAAAAATAAGAGAAATAAAAGAAATATTATGAAACTAACAATAGAAGTAATTAATGGTCGCTGGACCGTCAATGGAAAACTTTTAAGCGAGTTAAATCCAAACGAAAAAAATGCATTAGACCAATTTATTAAATCTTACGAATAATGACATATTTAGACGAAACATTAGAAACATCAAAAACAGACAAAGTAGTAGATGACGTAATAAACCAATTTAAAGAACGTTCTAAACGTGGAATTGAAAAATACGGAACTACACTACAAGAAAATAATACAGATGATTTCCTGCAACATTTTAAAGAGGAATTAATGGACGCAATTTTATACATACAAAAATTACAAAGTCAAAAAAATGGAAACTAAAGAAATGACACAACAAGAATATTTAGAAGTAATATTTAATACTGCATTAGCAAAAAGCATTTTAGCGAATCAGTACGCTTTACATTGCAATGAAGTACTCAAACATAGTAAATACTACAAAGGTCGTTTAAAAGAGGTTTTAAGGCCTTGTATTAACATCTTAATCAATGCGGAGAGAAAAGAGTTTGAAAAAATGGACGATGTCGATACGCAAAGAGTAGATGAAGTTTTTAAAAGTATGGAAAATCTTTTTGAAACTATGAGTAAAAGAGTACTAACTGACTATTACCAAATGGATTTGATTTTAAAAGAGTACGCAAAAAGACCAGAGGAAGTAATGAAAATTTTAAATTTGAAGTAATGACAAATCAATATTTAACAATGAATGAAATAGCTAAAATAGTAAATATTAGTTATAAAACAGTTAGAACAAAATTTAAAAAAAATGAAATACAGCCATATAAAAAAGAAGTAGTAGGCAGGGTTTTAACTTTTTATTACGACATTAACGACATTATAAAAGTTTTTGACTCTCGATACTTTGCGGAAGTTGTGCCATTTACTTTAATTGAAAAATACCATATTTACGAATCAAAAATGAATTATGAATAATAAACTAAAAGAAATCTTCCTAAAAGAAGGAATAAGCCAAAGAGAATTTGCACGAGAAACAGAAATAAGCTACTCACATTTAAACCATATTTTAAATAATCAAGTAGTTTGTTCATTTGAAACTTTGCAGAAAGCGTGTAAAAAATTAAATTATAAAATAAATGTCGAAATTATCGAAGCGCAAAACAATAGTTGCAGTAGGTAAAAGAATCCCGACAGCATACGAAATTCAAAAAGAAACTACTTTAAAAGCGAAAGAAGTTTTAGATCAAGTAAAAGAAATGAATCACATAAAAAATAAACCGGTACGTTATGACATTAAGAGAAAAGTTTAAAACGAAAGTAAGTATTAATACAGATGGAGAGGCTGGAAGATACGCAACTGAATGCGAACAAATAGCAGATGATTACGCTATTGAGTTTTTAAATTGGTATATTAGTAAAAGTTCAATATTGGATAAAAAATATATCGGTAAAACATCAGAAGAACTATTAGAAATATATAAAAAAGAATTATGAAACAAACAGCAGTAGAATTTTTATACGAAATACTTCATAAACAAAATTACATTTATGAAGATATGAGTGAATATCTTAAACAAGCCAAAGAAATGGAAGAACAAAATACTATTGAAATTTTAGAAAGTTATCACAATAGCTTATTTAATATTCCATTAAAAGAAGGAGAGGCTAAAAGAATTGTAGAACATATTAAAAAAGAATTATGAAACAAACAGCCCTACAAAGAATTAAAAGAGTAATTAATTTTTACTATAAACGTGGTTGCAATAAAGAATCAGTTAACGAACTATATAAAAAAATATTAAAAAATGGAAAATAAAAAACCAACAATTAAAAAAGCACAACTTTTTAATAATCATTTTCAGAATTTTAAAACGTATGCAATTCCAAAAGCACAATTAGTAATAGCAGATATACCTTATAATTTAGGTAATAACGCTTACGCAAGCAATCCAGCTTGGTATAAAGACGGAGATAACTCAAACGGAGAAAGCGAACTTGCAGGGAAAGAATTTTTTGACACTGATAAAGATTTTAGAATTACAGAGTTTCTACATTTTTGCTCAACTATGTTAGTTAAAGAGCCTAAAGAAAAAGGTAAAAGTCCTTGTATGATTGTATTTTGTGAATTTGAACAGCAATTTGAAATAATTGAAAAAGCTAAAAAATACGGATTTCCTAAATATATAAATTTAGTTTTTCGTAAAAACTTTTCAGCACAGGTATTAAAAGCTAATATGAAAGTAGTCGGTAATTGCGAATATGCTTTAATTTTATATCGTGATAAATTACCAAAATTTAATAATAAAGGTAAAATGATTTTTAATTGTATGGATTGGGTTCGTGATACTGATTCAGAAAAGATACACCCTACACAAAAACCGCAAGAAGTTTTAAAAAATTTAATTAGAATTTTTACAGATGAAGGCGATGTTGTTATCGACCCATGTGCAGGTTCAGGAAGTACATTAATTGCAGGTCAATAATTAAAAAGACGTTGTTATGGTTTTGAAATTAAAAAAGATTTTCACAAAGCTGCTACTAATTGGATAGATGAGGAATATCAAAAGATTTCAGATATTGAGGAATTTGGATTTGCAAAAACATTAATTAACACCAAGACACAAGAAACATTATTTTAGGCAAATTAATATTAATTACGTGATTTGATTTTATATAATTGCCTTAAAACCTCACGATGTATAGGTAAATCGTTTTTTATTAAATTATTTTTTTAATTAACAAAATAATGTTATATTTGCATAACTTTAAAAATCAAAATTATGGGGGCAAACAAAAATCTTTTCCTGATGTTACAGGAGCAATCAGTAGAAACTAATAATTTTCTACCTACTAAAAAAGAAATTCAACTTTCTGCAAAATCATTCGTTAGCAATCTTTTAGATGCTGGAGCAACTGATAAAATGGAACTTTACGCACAAGCGGTTAGAATTAACGAAGCGTTACAAATCGTAACCGATGAATTAAAAAATTCAATTCCGCAAGAAAATTTCGAAGCGTTTGGAATCAAAGGAACTTACCGAAGTGGTGGCGAAACTTTAAACTACAAAGAAGATTACGTTTATGCTGAACTTGAAACCAAACTAAAAGAACGTGCTGAACTTATTAAAGTAGCTACAAAGTCAAAAGATACGATTTACGATAGCGAAGGAGTTGAAGTAACGAAAGTAAGCAGCAGACAAAGAAAGTCAAGTTTGGCTATTAGTTTTTAGTAAAATAAATTTTACTATTACGTTTTAATTTTGTATATTTGATAAATAATATTAACCGATGCAAGGTTTGAGCATCTTAATTTCAGACCATAAATAAATAAATATTATGAGTACTTCAAACAGACGTGGTGCATTTTCTCAACCACAAAGCAACCCAGCAACTAAATTCTTTGATTGGAAATCCAATGACAAATGTTTCTCTTACTACGACAAAGAAAAACAAGAAAATGTTTTAGTTTCGCTACCTTTTAAATTTTTAGTATTAGACGAACTTCACGCAATTAAAGGGTGGAACGATGCAACTTCAAGCGGTATTTTTTCAAACGAAGTTAAATTTATTTCTAAAGAACCAATGACTGTTAAACCTTTTAAAGGTAACGAAATAGCAAAAGGACTTTACAAAGATATTAAAGAGAAAGTTCAAGCCGCTGGTGGACACTATGTAAAATCTATTTACATTATGTTAGAAGATGGTTCACTTGCAAATATTCAGTTAAAGGGTGCAGCAGTTCAAAAGTGGGGCGAGTTTACAGCTAAAACAAGACAAAGACTTCCTGATGAGTGGGTAATTGTTGAAAACGTAGTTGACGGCAAAAAAGGTGCAGTTAAATTCTATACACCTGATTTTAAATTTGAGCGTTCAATTTCTGATAGTGAAGCAGATTTAGCAGATGAGGCTTTCAACATATTAGAAACGTATTTAAAAACGTATTTAGTAAAAGCAGAGCCATCTGTTATACTAAATGGGGATGCATCTCAAAATTTTAATGATATGCAAGACGAAGAAGATTTAGACTTCTAAACACACACAACTAATTAAACCCACTTTATAGTGGGTTTTTTTATGTTTTTAGCACACATTTAAAAAACATTTTAGCTTTTTCTATATACCCTTTATAGAAGTAAAAAAAAATATTTATAGGGGGGGGTACTTTTGGGTAAAAAAAAGCAAAAATGTGTTGCGAAATAAATTTTTTATATTAAAATATTATTTATATATTTGCATTTGTAGACGCTCAACCTACATTCAAAAGTTTAACGTTAATTTTTAACGTAACCGAGAAACCCATTAAAGAGTTGAGCCTTTGATGGGTTTTCTCTTTTTATAAAATTTATGGTAGTATCAGTATTTAAAGACTTGTATAAGTCAAAAGACGTACCTTTTCACGTTCCAATAGAAAAGATTATTAAAAGAATAAAGCAGGGAACTTCTAAAGAATTAGTTGAAAGCATTAGAAATGGAGCAAAAGAAAATAAAAATAAATTGCCTTGTATTTTATTTTCAGGTATTTTTAATGAACGGAACTCTAATTCATTAAAAGAGCATTCAGGTTTAATGGTTTTAGATTTTGATAAATATCCAAATGAAAAAATAATGTTTGACCATTTGGAATTATTAAAACAAAATAAACACTTTGTACTTCTTTTTATTAGTCCTTCAGGGAATGGTATTAAAGGAGTAATAAAGGTAAGTAATGAATTAACAAAAGAAACACACCCTAAAGTATTTAAAGAGTTTCAAAAACAATTTGATTATGATTATTTTGATATTGTTAATTCAAATATAGATAGGGTTTGTTTTGAATCTTACGACCCAAATATATTTGTTAATTTAGAAGCTGATATATTTGAACCAATATTAAAAGAAGAAGGTTTTTCTTTATCTGAACGTGTGCCTTTAATACCAATTACAGATGAGGATAAAATTATATCTAAAATAATGGATTGGAATTGGTCAAAAGATTTTAGAGAAGGGGAGCGAAATTCTTTTATTTTTGATTTAGCTGGTGCATTTTGTGAGTATGGAGTTAGTCAAAATATGGCAGAAGGATATATTTTAAATAATGTTGTAATAGGAGATTTTTCAGAAACAGAAGCAAAAACAACTATTAAGAGTGCATATCGTAAAAGAAACTTTGATAGTAAATATTTTGAAGATTACCAAAGGATTGATAGTATTAAAACTGATTTAAAGAAAGGTAAAAAAGAAGTATTACAAAAGCATAGTATATCGGAGGATACTTTCAATGAAATAAAGGAAGCATTAGAACACGAAGACTTTTGGTTTTTAAATGATAAAAATAAAATACAAATTGATTTATTAAAATACAAGTTATTTTTGGAGCGTAACGGATTTAAAAAACATTTTCCTTCAGAATCACAAAAACCAAACTGGCTTTTTATTCAATCAAATAAAGTAATTGAAACATCAGCAGAAAAGATAAAAGACTTTGTTTTAAACTATTTAATTGAAAAGCAAGAAATAGATGTTTGGAAATATTGTGCATCGTTTCAAAATTTGTTTTCTGAAAACCTTTTGTCTATGTTAGAAACAGTTGAACTTATGATGTTGAAGGATACTAAAACAACTTCTTATTTAGCTTTTCAAAATGGTATTTTAGAAGTAACTAAAAATGATGTTAAACTAATTGATTATATTGATGTTGAAGGTTACGTTTGGGATAGTCAAATTATTCAAAGAAATTGGAATACATTAGAAAATTTTGAAAACGAATATAAAGTATTTATAAATAATATATCAAATAATGAACCAATAGCTATTGAATGCGTTATAGGATACCTTTTAAGCAATTATAAAAATAAAATGAATAATCGTGCAGTCATTTTAAATGATGAGGTTATATCTGAAAATCCTGAAGGAGGAACAGGAAAAGGTTTATTTGTTCAAGGGTTAAGACAAATTAGAAGGGTATCAATTTTAGATGGTAAAAGTTTTGATGATAAAAAAAGTTTTCCTTATCAAACAGTATCAACTGAAACACAAGTATTGGTTTTTGATGATGTTAAACAAAACTTTGATTTTGAAAGTAAGTTTAGTTTGGTAACTGAAGGAATGACTTTAGAGCGTAAAAATAAAGATGCAATTCGTTTAAAGGTTGAGGATAGTCCAAAATTAGTTATTAGTACAAATTATGCAATTCGTGGCGAAGGTAACTCACACGATAGAAGAAGGTTTGAGTTAGAAATTGCACAATACTATGGGAAAAACTTAACGCCTTATGATGAATTTGGTAAGCAATTATTCGATGACTGGGATTTATCAGAATTTGAAAAGTTTGATAATTA